AAATTCAGACAAGCTCAGATCTATATCTGATTTTGTATCCCGTGACGAGCTGGAGCGCGTATTTACACATGACGCAACTATGAGGCTCGATCACGAAGGCTCCGCCCTAAATTTCGGACGTATGATTCGAGATAATGGAGCGGTCCCATTGGGACCAAACAAGAACAAGGACCCAATACTCTTTGGCTCAACTCAAGGAAATTGTTTCTGGAACATCATCCTCTCTCTTACTTCAGACTAAGGCGTTGATGAGATGATGGACGGATTCTAAGGTGTGATGGCTGCGCTATCAGTTCAACGTGATTACTACATCAAACAAGTGAACACCTTGAGTGACATCTAGGCTACTAGTTATGGAGTCAAAATTACTGAGATACCCCACATACAAAGAGCATTGGGCATCAATATCATGACCCTCGACGAGTTATGGACTGCGTGTAAGACGATGAAAGCTGACACACTCAACAAGTACACGAAGAATGGAATGGCGATCGTTCCGAGCATCATTCTACACGGAACCCACGCTTGCGTGTTACTAGGAGGACGGAAAAGGTACCAACGTTTGTGGAAAATGAGCCAGTTGTTGTAACGACTTGAGCCCCTCATGGATAACGTGCGAGCAATCAACTTCCAAGCGACGCTACCTATGGCCCCAGCAGTCAAAATTCCAGGTGTCAAATAGTTCAGGAAATTGCAGACAGCTAATACCGAGCTGAAATCTCAAGTGCAGAAACTAAAGAAGGAGGGACCTACTCATAACAGGGTGTTCTACTAACTTAGGAAATGGACCCGCCAGCCGATGAACTAATTCCCCGACATTCACGAGTCTGATGCTTAGATAGCCCTTCTGATAGTTCAATATCGCATGGGCATCAAAGTCAAATGGGTGGCCCCATAGAGCAAGTTCGCTATTATAGCTCTCTCTGGGCTCTTGAAGAAGTCATCTCCTTTCTATCAAGTCGACAAGTAAGTCAAGATGACACTGTACAAATTGGTAGATCCTGACCAGCCGGCACGATTGATTCCGAGAATAATTGACGATTCATTATTCGCTTCTATTCACGGCTCAGAACTTATTGATTTCAAGCCGAAGATGATCGATCAGTCTGTCGAACCAGCACTTAGCTACTCTATGCATCACACAGCACTAGTAGCACCAACAGACCAGAGGAATCACTGCACTAAATTCTCCGTTTACCAGGGACATGTTAAAGCCTAACTATAAGGCGGACCTCCACGAGACGCTCTACTATACTGGAATAAATATGGAATGGATATCACTACTGCCGAAGTCAAAAACGCAGGTGCAGAGAGCGGCGGACACCCTGTTTTAAGACACACTTAAAATATGTTGTAGGCCAATGCCATTGAGAGAGCGGCCCAGAATACGTTGACTCTTATGCTGAATGGAAAGCGACCCAAAGTCATATCACTAGGCGACAAATTCGTATCTTATCCCAAGGTCTTTACTATGGCAGTTGAATAATTGGTTTTGTCAGCAGTGTTCAAGAGGATGTCTCTAACCAATCCAGGAATAGACATCGATTACGACATCTTCGAGGAGGGTGGCGGCTGTGTCATAAGTCACAATCCAGCACACCTGATTGACACTTACACTCTCGTGATTTCTGGTCAAGCCGGACAGCAAATGCTCACACTAGTTGCGGGAGTTGGAAGTACCATTGACTCCCTAGAAGCTGCTGGGGCATACGCTGCTTGGCTTAATGCATATTTGGGAGTATAAAGTCTAACGTGGGATTACGTTTCAGTTAGACCAACAGACACGGTATACGATAGAGCGTACTATGGCGAATCGGCACATCAACCGCAACCGTTCGAACCAGCCCAGGGAGTCAACATCCAACCTCAATTAAACATACCAGCAACACTCCATACAATCGCGACAGGAACGTTAGCTCCTGTCAGAATACAGGATTACGAATATTCTGCTGGCGATCTACAGGGAATTGGTGAGAACGTAATATACTTGATTTTCGATGTACATTACTACTTGAGTGGTTGGCAACCTTTGTTGAACTCACATGTGTACACTGTTGGTAGTAACTTTTACACAATACCTGGAGATTACAAACTCCCTTTCGCAGAAGGCAACTACAAGATTTACTCACATGACGGCTCACTCAAGATACGTATGGCCACGTGTTCAAATGGTGTTCCATACATGCATGACCTGGTCACATTTAACCGGCCCACTAAGGAACTTCCCACAGGATGGTACACACCTTTCTTCGATTATAGGAGAGGTGGTGATTGGCAGGTCAAGCAACACAAGTTGCCTGACACTATGAGTAGTCTGAACATCCAGAAAACATGGTTTGACAACTACATCCGTAGTTACGGCACAGTGCTACAGAAAACTCACTCTTTTGTCGACAACAAGAACACCGTACATCTTGATTAGTTCATCATAGACATGCGAGCTTCCACCCCAGATCACTACCCCCTGATATTCGCAATGGCTAGTGTCGAATCACGTCGAACGATGGTAATAAAACATCGGGTCAATAGATATACCAATAATAAAGATCTATTGAAATATGGAGGAGTAGTTGGCCAAGCTGCATCTTACGGTGGTAAATTGGTAGAGTCCGCGCCAACAGGAAAGATGCTTGCTGCAGCCGCAGCAGCAGTTATCGGATTTGGCTTATACGCCTTCCCAAGACTCACTTCAGGTACAATGTTCGCAATTGCAGATGAAGTGGTGTAGCTACCATCCAACAAAACAAAAGGAAAACTGGCTGCAGTCGGAGGAATGTATAGCTTGTACTAATGCCGCCACAAATGTACAGTATATCGAGCAACTGAACTAGAGGGAGAACCTGAAGACGAACCATTGTTCCCTACGATCTACGATGGAAGATCGGTCCCGATCGATCTACTTAACAACCACCCAGAAGAGGCTGATATTGCATATCACGGACTGAACTTTGCAAATGTCCAACAAGCTCACTAGATAGCCAACAGGTAGCTGGGGGATTTGTACGGAAAAGAGCTACAGTAAGTACTACCGTACACATATCAGAAAGAGGCTCACCACAAGATGAAGATTGGAGATGAATTTGGATTTTGCGCACAAAATTACTATCATGCAAAGAAACCGGTGATTAATCCCATCATGTCTAGAGCAGTACAGGACCCCATCAGATATCAAACGACTCTTAATAATATAGAGTAGTTCATGATTAAGTACCCGACTCCGGTCACCTATTACCATGGCCAGTATTTGCCACTAGATGAAGTCCTTGCAGATAAAAAGACGGCGTTCTCTGGATCTAAAATCTCCGTACAACAGCAACAACTGCACGAATTTGAATGGAGTGCTAAATGTGCACAAAACGTAATATGTGCTATTTAAAGGCATCTGTCAGGAGTCACTCGGATCGACCACAATGAATATTAACAATTTGATAGAATGTGTAGTCGCTACTTTGCTCATTTCTTCTAAGAATGGTCGGAGTTAGATAGGTCAAACATCCACAATGCTAATCTACTCAACTATCCTGATAAAATTAGATGGTCGATAGACAAGTAGAGCCGCTATCTTGCCAACATCACAGCAGCTCTGTCGGACGAACACTTCACAGATTTCGTTGGATGCTTCTTTCTCATGGTCAAGAGCGGAGAGGTTTACCACACCGACTCCCTCGACAAACAAGATGGATTCCTTACCGGTTAAGATTCTCGTCCCAGAGCAATATGCAATCCTTGTCGAGAAGGCACCGGCATCCTCGCAGCAGTGCAAGCACAGTTATGGTCTACCATAAAAGCATGTGAAAAAGGTTTCATACAAGGCTACAAGAAATCTGATATGATGGACCTGTTCAAGTCTAAAGTTAAGGAGCACTGGAAGTCTATATCCATTGACGGATCTGCGTTTGATTCAACACAGTACGCGGATCTCCAAACCAGTGTGGAAGATCGGTTCTGGCTAGGCGCGCAAAAAGATATTCTTCTCTTACTGCAGAATTAACCATGCAGGAAGTCATATAAGGATATATTGACACAATTCATATCAGCTGTAAACAACAAGACAAATCACTTGTTTGTGTCATTTCCAGAGATCAACGAGCAGCAATGGTCAGGCCCTATCCATAGACTCTTCAATCGCCACTCATAAAAATACGAACACGAACCATGGAAGAACTGGATTCACATCGAGCTGTCTGGAACTACATTCAGTGGACATAGCACCAGGACCACCCTTGGGAATACTTTCAGAAGCCTTTGCTATATGTATTATTATATAGAGCAAGCCGGATACGAGCACCCATGGGAACGAGATGATGTATATGTTTGTGCAGCAGGTGATGACGTTGTTGTTTGGTGTGAACCCGAATTGGTCGACGACATTTAGTAGTCGATACTAAGACTTTCTAGCAGAGAAAAAGACAATATCGTCCCTACAGGATTAGGTTAGTGCATACCATTGGTTAACATTGGCAACTTTCACCAGGTATCATTCTGTAGTAAGCTCTCAGTATCTGAAACCGGAAGGATACAAGACTGGACAATGTGTCGAGATCCAAATAAGACTTTGAAGACAAAATAATTCGTTACTTCGAAAAATTTGGAACTACTCAAAAGTCCGTACTTGCATCGCAGAGCAATACTTGAAGGCATCCGAGCTGAACATGTCTCCAGAATGCTCGAAGACGTCCTGACAATTCAAATGAATCAATGCAAACCGGTGGACATCAGTGACTACGAATGGGAATACCTGTTCGAAAAATATAATAATAACTCAAAGCAAGAGTTATTTTCCGATCATGGTGTATATGACATGGAGACCACAGTCAATGAACACATGGGCATATCGTTATATCACTTGTTGTATCTTGCATAACATAACACGTTAGCACTGCATGGTCGAGACGCTTCTTCAACAATATCAAATAATGTCCAACTCTAACTCAAAGCCACAGTGGGTGAAGAAAGTGAGCAGGGAGACGGAATAAATTGTTCCAGTCTAAGCTCAATAGACGAAGAAGAAGAAGAAGAACAAGAAACAGAGGGAACGCAACGTTTGGGGCGAAACTAAACGGGGAGCACAAATCATAAAAGATATAGTTAGAAACTAAACGCATCCCGGTTACGCTTCAGGTAATGCAGACGCTCTCAAGCGTGTCGACCCCTACCATCACAATCGCAAGACGGATACAGTCGAAATACTATCAGTATGGGACCAGGTTCTATTAGCCAAGTATTACCCCGGCGAGCACAGCGTGTAACTAATTAATGGAATGTAGATTCTACCACAGCCCAGCAGCAATTTTCAAAGCGTTAGTGGGTCTATTAACACTTGTTACGACGACGTGACCAACACCGCCAATGTACAATTGGGAACGCGACAGTACACATGCATAATGTTCTGTCCAATCTTGACTGCGCTATTAGGACCAGGAGGACCAGGGAATATAGGTATTACCACCAAGCTTGGAGGCATGACCATCGCACAAGGAGCAAACCAACCACAGAACGTAGCAGTTGGCCACTTTACCCGAGTGGGCGAAGCACTGTCAATGAGAGACCTATTTAGGGACGACTTGACTAGCTTTGCTTAACGAGGGTTAGTGTGGGCAGCTCAGGTGGACTTCAACATACTGCTTCCACATGCCAATTGGTCGGGTAACATATTCCAGGGTTCAATACCATTGTCGGAGATGAATGCCAAGTCAGCAATACCGATGGCTGAGCTTATAGCTATATCGAAGAGCAGGTCAGCGCTAGACTCACGGTAGCACACTTTTTCAATGAAGAGTGCAATCGTGAACCACGCGATAGCTGTTAGCGAAGACGAATCTTCGGCTTCGTTAAACAGCAATACTGTTCCTGATCTCTTCAAATAGGAGCTTGTCAACTACGTCATTATCGAACGAGCAGGCACTAATATCACAGATGGCAATCTGACAAAATACTCCCTCGACTATACCGTGAAAGGCAATTACTAGTTTGTCCCAAAATTGGATAGTGCAATCGCACACGGCCTGTTTAAATCGCAGGTATACTCAGCAGACTAGCTAACACTGCCAACTACTGCACAACCAACTTACGATCCTCTGATGATGCTTCCCTCATGGAATGTAATGAAAAGCAATGTTCGAAAACATTTGCCACTTATCAAAAGTATGGTTAAAAATGTGCACCCCGGTCTTGGATTAGCAGCAGACATCTTTCTGTAATCAGTAAAGAAGCCAAACTTCGCTTCAAACTCAGAGAAAGTACATGCACTCAAGCAAGTTCTAATACTACTGCGACGCTATGAACATGACCTCCCGACAGATCTGATTGATCTCGTCCCGTTCTTGGAAATCTAATACAAAGACGTAACATCCCAGGAACGGATCAGGGAAACAAGCCCGCAACCTCGATCATCGTCACGCCACAAATGATTGAGATTAACGGTCGACACAACCAGAAGTGTCGAGTATCAGCCCTGATCTAAAAGACACACTACTGATACTAAACCTCGAGACAACGTCTCAGAATCGTAGAGAATCCCTTCTACGGCTTAATAATGTATTAAGTACCCGAAC